CTAACTGACCATCTGTGCTTGAGCTAACAGATAAGGCACTGTCTCTGAATGTTAGTTTGATTGCATCGTTTAGTAGCAAGGCTGTATCTGCTACGTGTGTAAGTGTAACGTCATTATCAGCACCAAAACCTAGAACAGCAGAGTCGCTGTCTAGTTTAAGGTCATTGCTTACTGTGACTGCAGTTGAAGCATTTAGGTCTATTGTTGCTTCACCGTCTATTCTTAATACACCGTCAGAGGACTGCTGTAGGAATGTAGCAGTATCACCAAACTGTATCTTTTCTGTGGACGCTACAAGTATATCATCACTAAACTCAAAGTAGTCTTCATCTTCCATCCACTTGAGTACACCATCATTTGACTCACCGTCAAAGGTTACTGTAATATCTGTGCTTGCAGTGCCATCTCCAAGAGTAAGAGATGTGCCAAGCATCTTGGTTATAGGACCACCTTCATTGGCTGTGCCATCATGTGTGTGTCCACTACTGGCTTGAAAGGCTGCTAATAACTGATTGAACTCGTCATTAGTATGGGCAGCCGTAATAACATCACCGTCACTGTATGTAGACTGTCTTGTGTATGTTGCTCCCATTTATCTTCTAGCTCCTGTTTGATATTCCATTTGAAATCCTCTCAAAGCATACGGTGCTGTTACACCATTATCATCTACTCTGAGTGCCACTGTAAATCCTGATCCTTCTACTGACTGTCTTAACAAAGGCTCTGACTGTCCACCGTATGTTGAAGTTCCGTATGTTCCTGATCCATATACAGCCACAATATCACTTGCTGATAAAGAGTAGGCGGCAGGTCTTGGACTATTTGGATCTTCATAATCATATCTTAAAAACATATCTGCACTTATTGCAGCTTCAGGCTTGTAACTTACAAGAACACGATGCATGTGTTTACGTATTCCTGCGTCACCAAAACTTAAATCAGGACTTCTGTATTTACCTGATACTGCTGTGCCATCAAAATCGTTACCTGATTCTTGTCGATACACATATCCACCATCACCACCATGTATAACTATTGTTTCTGTTGCTGTAGTTACAGTGTCTGTAGATGTGGGTCGTATTCCTTTTAGTTGTGCAAACTCAAATGCCTGTCCTCTTAAAGATGTTGCAACTCCTTCTGTTGCAGATTGCACTGTGCCTGACTTTGTAAAGAACACTCTATACTGTGTCTTGTTTGGTATAACAAGTGATCTAAATCCACTAGCGTTTGCAATGTTATCATTAAACACAGACTGCACAGGAGTGCTTATAGTACCAAGTTCAACGTCACCAATTCTTGCTGTACCTGCAACGGTTCTTAATCCGTCTGGTGCTAGGAATATTAAGTCACCTGCAAATTCCTGTATTGTCTGTCCGTTTACACATCCAATGTTTCTAGTTACAGGTGCTACAGCAAAGTTGCTAGAAGATGTTCCTGTTAGTTTAAATATTCTATCTTCACAGAATATAAACAAATCTTCACGGAAAACTTTAAGACCTGTTATTGTATCGTCTACCTTGAAGCTACCTGCTCCACTACCTGTTGCAAAGTTGTCCTCATCAAATGGTACACTAAACACAACCTCTTGTTTGTTACTAGCCATGCCACCATAAAACATGTGGTCTTTAAATGCTACTACAAACTTTGCACCTGTTACAGCAGTGCTAACTTCTCCACCCCCTGCTGATGTGACATCTGTAGCTGCAAATGATGTATTAAATACTGTAGGTGCGTTGTTTCCGTCTGCAACTATTAGCTTGTCGTTACCATCAAAGTTAAATCTTTCAAAAGTATAAACACCTGCACTTGTTCTGCCTGTATCTCTTTCTGTCCAAGACCCACTTCCTGCTGATGCAGTAAATATCTTCGTTCCTCTTGCTGCAACTATTTTATCATTAAATATACAAGAAAGCAAGACTTCTTCTGTTGATGCACTTGTTTGTGGCACTACATTAGTATTATACTTTACAAATCCATTTATACGTCTATAGCCACCATTAATATCTGGCTCAAAGTTTACAAGCTCAAGTGCTTCTCCGGGTTGCATAGCAAATGTAGACTTGTTTAAAACTAACCCACCCATTAGTGGAAATGTGGCAGGGTTTGTTTGTGACATATCAGGCATGTTATACTACTCTGGGATTTAAGTCCAATACGTTTGTTGGTGTTCTTGGTATAAATGTAGAACGTAAATACTCAAATTTGTTTATTAATAGGGTCTGCATATTCTTGATACCCTGTTCATATCGTGCAAAGTTTAGCTGATACTGTGCTGTTTCACCTCTATACTGATATACAAAAGCTGTAGCTCCGTCTACTATTATTGCATCAAAACGTGCAGGAATACTTGTTGTGTCATCTTGTGCTGATAGGTCTGAGGGAAATGTGTAGTAGTCAAACTTTATAGAATGTGACTTAGTAGGATAAGGGTATAAAAGATAATTGTTGTCTGGAGATCTAACCACATATCTAGGGATTCCTCCTTCTTCAAATTGTGCAACCTGCACTCCACTATCGTGAGCAGATGCTGTTGTTCCACTTGCTCCACGAGTAACACCAGTAAGTGTTGTAGAGCCACCTATTGCTGTATAGGTCATTATTTCGTTGCCTACATGCACTGTTCCTGCACTGTCAAATCCTGTAGTGCTTGCTACAGTTAGTGTAGTTACAGAGTCTGTATGGCTCTGGCTAAGTGTTGTAGTAACTATTTCATCTTCTTGTGTAATATAATTATTTACATAGTCATTATACTGTAAGATGCCTAGTCTGTATCCACTATTACCTAAGTCAGAATCCTTTATCAACCTGAATGTATTGTAGTCTACATGCTTTGTTGATGTAGGTACACTATACCTTACTGTTCCTGCTGTAAGAGTTTTTGTTTCCGTTGCATGATTAAATGGATATGTAAACTCTTTCTGATTTATGTATCGTATAGATTCATTAACAGCATTTTTAGCCTGAGTTTGTATACCCCTAGCAGAACCAAACGTAGTAGAAGTTAGTTGTACTTCATTTAGTCTTGCTAGTGTGCTATTAGTAAGTGATAGATATGTGCCTGACATTATTATCCTTTCTTAGGATTGTTTTGTCATATCTAGTATGATGTTGTATGTTTCCGTGTTAGCATGTCCAACAGTTGTAAACATGATATCACCTGTTTTGCCTGAACCTGCATTGTTCTGTAATCCACCAAAATGTGAAAAGTCATAATACCCTTCAGTATCTAATAGTTTGTATGCTTCTACGTCTGTAGATGCGTCCCAAAGTATTTGTACTTTCATTCCGTCATTTACAAAATATATTCTATCTATTGTTACACCTGTGCATGTAGCACCTTTTTCACCTGCAGTAAATGCACTTACATCTACTTTTTGAACTGCACTCTCTCCTGTGCCATCACTTACGTTGGTAAACTTCATAACTAATCTATAAGGTGTATTGAGTATTGTCTGCGATGTGACTGTATCTGCCATTGTTATTCCTTTATATTAAAATAGAGGGCAAGCTTTCACCTGCCCCCTAAATTATAATTTATGCAAGTTGATCCCTGCCTACTTCGTCAGCTTCCATCTCACCGATGTCACTAACGTCCTGTAGGACAGCATATACTCTGATTTTACCTGCAGTGAAGGAAGCTCCTCCACCTGCGAGTGTTAAGTCCAAAGTATCTGCAGAAGTTATAACAACTTCACCTGCAGGGGTAGCACATGGAGCATAAGCCCCATCGGATGCACCATCAATGTCAAATGCTGCAACATACTCGTTGTCATCCACAGCAGTTCCAAGAATGGCTGTTGCGTCAGTACCAGTATTTTGCGTTGCACTTGTAGTTACCTGAAAACCTGCAGCAATAATTTTAGTGTTAGCAGGTACAGTGAGACACTGCACTACGTCACCATTAGGATTAATGCTGTTAGCTGTTAGGTCAACTATTTGTTGCACATAATATGGTTGTCTTCCACGAGAAGAAGAACCATGAGTATTTGCAAGAGTTGCTGTAATTGTAGCCATGATTTACCTCCCTTAGAATTTAGATACATATATAGCACGAGTAAGTGCTTCAGGTCGTAATACCTTACGTCCATAGAGATGCATACCTCTGACGATGTCA